CAACCGCAGGAGACAGCGCGCCTGGCAGTAGTGGATCGGCCCAAGTAGCAGGGCCCGGACAAGCAGCTCCACCGCCGAAAGACAAGGGCAAAAAAGAGATCCTTTCGACGCCTGATTTGATCGCTAGGAACAAGCGGATCCGCGACCTCGCTGGAACAGTCCTCTAAGGCCTCCTCAATAGAAGCACACTTTAGCCGATCTGAATGGCTCAAATTTACCCCATGTTAGTTTGTTTTCTGGGTTTTTAGGTTTTCTGGACGTTTACAGTCGCTACGCCGTCGAAAGATGGCGATATCGCAGTCTTCGGATTTGCGGCAGATGAAGGAGCCTGCAATCAAACAAACAAGAAAATAGGAAGTTAGGAAAAACATGCCTGAACAAAAAACAGAAGACAAGACAAGTGGGACGAAGAACGAGACTGTGAAGATTGCAGTTGACGAGATCACAAAAGAAAACGTGATGCTCAAAGACACAGTTGCGAAGCTGACGGCTGAACGTGACGAGCTCAAAATACACCTAGACGAGACAACCGCACTCATCGAATCTCAGGTGAGGGCAAAGCTCAGCGGCGAGTTGCAGCACATCAGCAGGTTCAGCGTCGAAGACATCGATCATATGGAGACTGAACAACTACAGATGATGGTTAACACGTTGGAACACTCGGCAAACATCAAGAAACCACTGGTTCCAGGAAAGCCAGAAGCAGACGCGGAAGACCCGCGCATGACAGTGGGCAACCTATTCGGACAACCGCTCAGGACTAAGGCAGAGGCGAGCTAAACATGCCACAATACCTAGTCATCCCCGTAAACGGTGTGTTAGCGGAAGGCACACCCCACATAGTTGAGCATGAAGTCGGCGCAAACTGTGCATCCAGTGGAGCGAACATGATTGCTGGCAGAGCCGTCATATACGATGCTGTTGATGGAAACGTGAAGGAATCTGGCGCTGACGCCGCGGACTTCATAGGCGTCTTGATGGAGCAACCTGATGAGTTGGAAGCAACCGCATACGCCATTGGCGATCAGTGCAAAGTCATAATCGGCGGCCCATGCATCGTAAAGATGCTTTTCGCAAGTGCTGCAACAGGATGCACGCCCGGCGCTCCGATCGGATGCGCGGCTCTTGGAAAAGTCAAAGCGTACAATGCTGGATCATTGATCGGCAAAGCAATGACAACAGTGGCTTCCGGTGGGCCTGACGCTGAAGTGCTCGTGGCACTCACATAAGAGGACTGAGAACAATGCCAGAGAATTTTGGGCATTTCCCAAGATTAAGCAGGGTTGGCCTTGAAACGGGCCAGCTCACAGACGAGGAGATCCGTTACATTGACACGGCCGTAATCGAAACGGTGAAGCCGACGCTCATAGGCCGAAGGCTGTTTGGCGTTGAACGGCTACCGGATGCTGGCTATCGAACATGGCGAAAATACGCTGAGTCGGACATGGGACAAGCAACCATTGACATGGAAGGAATCACCAACGTCTTGGACCACGTGGAATACACGAACAAGGATATTCAGGTGCCAGTGATAAGCAAGGGCTTCAAACTGTTCTGGAGAGACATCATCGCCTCAAGAAGGGGCGGCATTCCAATTGACACCCGAAACGTTGCCAATGCCGCGCGCCAAGTTGCTGAGGAAGAAGACAAGCTGCTGCTCTCAGGCGAATACACTGGTTGGAGAGCCCTCGGAATACAAGGCCTAGCAACCGCCACAGGCAGAGCAACACAAGCAACCGCAGGCGTCTGGACTACGATAGCCAACATTCACACGGACGTAAGCACTGCCATCGGCCTCCTCGAAGCGCAAGGCCACTACGGACCATACGCCATGATAATCAGATCTTCATTGAGAACAAGACTGCGCCAAATGCAAACAAACACAAGCGACACCGTTGAATCAGTCCTCAAACAATACTTAGATAACATATACGTTTCAGACAGCCTATTCCCGGCAAGCGGCACAATAACACCAACACAAAGCGTTCTAGTGGTAGAGCAGAAACCGGGCAACTTCGCATTAGGCATAGGCCAAGACCTCATAAGCTGGAACACGCAAGACTTGGACATGAACACAATCGGCAAATGCTACGAAGTCCTCACGCCCAGAATAGATCATGCTACTGCGATCTGCGAATTGACTGGCGTCGCATAATAATCTCATAACAACATAACAGTTTTCTTCGTCTCTTAGTATCCCCTTTTGACTTTTCCTGTAATATCAAACAATCATTAAAGTAGCTGAAAAGAAGTGAATAAAACCATGAAGTTTCGAGTCTCTAAGAAGGTTTCGTGCTTTGGCGTTGGAAGCAGCGTCTACTACCCAGGTGACATAGTGGAAGGCCCCGAAGAATGGGTCAAGACAAACAGTCACATTCTCGAACCTATCCCTGAGCCAAAACAAGCCGAAACGCATCCTCCGCTAGCAATTACTGCCCCGGCTGAAGCGGCCTCAAAGACTGAAGAAATCATTAATCCCGTAGAGGAGAAGGAAGAAAAGGATGGGTCAGAAGAGCGATACGCAACTGCTGATCGAAGGCCTAAAAAACGCTGAGCTCTTCAAGTTCCTGTTTGACCGCATGCCCAAAGGCGAAGGTTCAGGATTAGACGCTGATTTAGTAGACGGGTTTCACGCTAAGGACTTGATTCGAAAGTGTCAGGAGATCCTAGTTGAGACTAACAAGGTAATTCATGGAATAAGCTCGCCTGTCCTTGGCCCTCATAAGGCCTGGCATATTGTCGGTGGACAAGATGCCTTTGACGGCTCAACGGACCACCTGAGCTTTCAACTTGAAAAATTCGCTGTTCTGCCGGCCGCGCAGGAAGGCCGTTTAGTGTTCAACACGGCAGATAACCATCCGTACATTGGCGTTTAAGGGGGTGAAACTCAAAAATGGTAGCAACATTTAAGAAGATTCTGATTGACGGTGACGCCGCAGCATTGTCCACTGATATTCCGCAGGCAGTAGTGGAAGGCTCATCTGGAAGTGCGGGAAGTGCTTCGACAGCATCCAAGGCAGACCACGTTCACCCACGCACCGCTTACAAGCTAAACGAGTTTGTAGCCCCAAGTGGAGCCGTGAATTTCAACGGTAAAGAAGCAACGGGCCTTTGCCTTGACAACCAAGCAGGTGATCCAGCAGCAGTCTTAGGTAAGGTCTACTTCAAAACTGGAGACACACACGCGTACTTATGCACGGACGTATAGTCTCGTGGTGATTCTTTATGGATTCAAGCATGATTCAGAAGAGTATAGAATCGTTAAGCAGGCAACTTCTTGAAAAGGTTGAGGCTGACTGGCAAAATAGGAAGACTGAAGAAGTTGTCGACTGTCACGACGCTCTAATCATAGCCTCGCAGAACTATCCACGCGTAGTCGTATTGAGTGCCCTGCAACTTTTCAACCATGAACTCCTAGAGGAGATCATAAGCGAGATCGCAGCGCAAATCCAGAAGCGAGAACAACTGAGAGCGTTAACCATAGATTCTGAGGGGCAGCCGAAGGAAGAAGAGAATAAAGTTGACGAAACGTTGAACCACAAGTGAGGACTAGCATGAAATGGTCGCTACCTATAAGAAAATTGAGTATTCAACTGACACGCACGGCCTTGGTGACGCGAAACATTCAGACGTCGTTATTACGAGCGTTGCAAACGGCCAACTTTTAGGCTACGATTCGGGAACGTCAAAGTGGATAAACCTTGACCCAGTAGTTTCGCAGAGCACTAGAACGAACCTGAAATGTCAGCCTGAACGCGAAGATGGCATTAGCTCAAGCGGTTCAGCTTCGCCTAACGCTGCTGGCGTCTTGGTCATAGCGGGGGATGGAACTAAAAAGATCAAGGTTTTCGACGCTGGGTACGTTTGCGCGGTCGACGGCTTGCACTGCTTCTACTTTGGCACGACCACGACACTGACGACGAAGCGGTTCTGCACCATGAATAAGGCAGGGGTCATTCATCAGAGTTTTGTTCACCCTCGAGTGAGCGATGCAGGTAACGGGCTTTACCTGTACGCGAGCGTGAACGAGAGCGGCGGCGACCCGTTTGACTACATGTACGTTCAAGAGTAAAAGGTGGTGATCAACTTGGCAAATATCACGGCTGTAGTGACAATTCAGAGGACAGTAGCAGTACTGAATGGTAATGCAGTGGACGCTACGCTCACATGGCTCAAGGCCAACATAACTGACAAGTTGCCAGCAGACGCAACAGCAACGATAGTTCTTTCAAACCTGATTCCGTAAGAGGGCAGAGCTATGGTTCTCACCGCAAGGCAATATGCTAACGCCGTAGTCTACAATGAAGCAGCTTGGGTTAATCCGAATAACATACTTGGGGTTGAAGATGTAGTATGCACAACTAAGACAGTTACAGGCATGGCAGGCGCCGATCTCTACATTGGTTTTCCGACATTTGGTCTTCCAGCAAACGCTGTGATAAGCGCCGCTCGCATAGGACTTAAAGGAGTCTGGTTCAGCAAAATACCCAGTTCAGAAGGCAACTACCTCATCTTCTTCCTATATGACAACAGTTACCATTACGTCGGTCAAGTCTCCGTTCCTAAAGTTGGTAACAGTTCAGCATGCTCGGAGAGCGCCTACTATGTTGGCACCATAGCGAGTCTATACCTTCCATACCTAACGGTTGCCCTTCTGAATGGCGGGTCTTGGAATGAGGCGTTTCTTGAGGCTTATTGCTCTGTGGTGGGCGACAAAACCTACAACAGCGCTGATAGCGTCTACTTGGAAGTGGATTATACAGTGCCTGCTGCTGGCGCGACTGTCGGTGACGGATTGACGTGGATTACGGCCATGAAGAAGTTTAAGGATCTGGCAAAACCACGTTTCCCATCTGTCCCTCTTACTCGTAGGAGACTGTTGAAAAAATGGTTAACACCGAAACAGACTTGAACGTAACAATAAAACGTGTGGGCCTTTCAGGCAGCAGCGGCAGCGCGGGCGTGGCTGACGCTGACGTAAAACAGTACCTTGCGGAAGCTGCAACCTGGCTTAGCGGTCAGATAGACGATGTGATCGTGCATACGGACTGTGACGCTGAAGAAGCCGAAGCACTGCGAAATCTCGCAGCCATCAAATGCTACTATCAAGTAACTGGAACAAGCAGCACTGGCTGGACAGCAAACATTGGCTCCATAAGCTTCAGCGGTGCGCCTGACAAAATCGCCATGCTCAAGGACCTCTGGGCCCTGATTAACGCCTTCATCAAGAAGCACAAAGCATCTGACATTCCGTTCAAGGCAGGATCGGCCCAGTATTGAGCTGACTCTCGGAACCATTGAGGATAAACACGATTTTAATGGAGTTTTCTTCTTATGTCAAGTACAGATGAGATTCTAGAACAGAACCGAGATGTGATCGTGAACTTTGGCCTGATAGGCTATGGCAAACTCAGGACGATTGAGGAACTTCAGAAGCTTATCCTAGCGAAGTTTAGGCCTGATCCGTCAGATCCGAACAGTGGCTTTCACTTGGTCTACAATACGGTGACGGCGAAGAGACTGCGCATTGAGAAATGCGGAAGTGAAGGAGAATTTGCAGTGGGGACCCGATAAACATGCCCGTGCCCATTCAGTTTCGCCTTGATGCTCACAAACTTGAGGCCTGGGCGGGACGCATCCGATATGAGGCCCCGGAAGTTTTCGACGAATTATTGGAGCGCGGTGGCGATTTAGTTGCTGGCATCATGCGAGAGAAAGTGCCTGTCCGCACCGGTTTTCTCCGAGAGAGCATCGTGATCCGCAAGGGCCGAGACGCTGTTGAAGTGGCTCCTACCGCGCCTTGCGCGGCCTTCGTTGAGTTTGGCACGGGCCCACATTTAATTATGCCCGTATCCGCTAATGTTTTGGCTTTTGAAAGGGGCGGCGAAACCATCTTCGCGAAACATGTGCACCATCCAGGGTTTCCAGGGCGATTCTTTGTTAGGGCAACAAGAGAAGAGGCTTTGCCGCAGGTCCAAGGCTTGGCCGAGGAACTGATGCAGGTGCTCTTTGGGGCTGATTAAACTGACGCTGAAAGAGATAACCCAAAAAATAATCGACCTGCTTAAGGCAGATGTCGCTACCCTCAAAATTCCAGTTGACAATTTCTTTTTCGGACCGCCCTTCACAAGAAACAAGAACCCGTTTTGCTACGTGACCTGGGCCGGCGGACCTGTTAAGGCCTACTCGGCGAACACGGAGCAGTGGGATTTCAGCTGGCACATCGTCATTGTTGATGTTGGTCTGACTGATAGTGACGCTGCCGAAGAAAGTGTGCTTGAGAAGATTGAGAGGGCTCGGGAGGTTTTGAAGGCAAACGGAACATTAGGCGGCCTCGTCGTTAAAACTGACTTGACGGCGATGGAGGGCGACGTGATGACCACAGGCACAGACTGGGGAAAAGTCACGCAGAAGGTTGCGGCGGCAAGGCTAGTTTTAAACGTGTTCATCCGAAAGACCGCCGCGTAAATCAGTGATTCATGGTTGCTCGAAAGATGTTCCAGCAAATGGGGCATCCGAGAAACGGAATAAAAAATTAGGAGAAATGAACAAAAATGGTTGATCGCTATATTGGCGTGATACAAGAAGAAATCTTCAAGACAGAACCAAGCGGCGGAATAGCCTATGTTGACATTTACGACGAGAAAGTAGTTCCTGACAAGGACTTGATTACTTTCGAGACTGCCGCGAGCAGAAGCTACAACAAACGCACTTACGGAGACTTCAGAGCACAAGGAGACATTAACCTTCCAGCCGTTCCAGACGAAGGTCTTGGTTGGCTCCTCAAATTCGCTATGGGAGACGTCGACAGTGACAGTTCAGGCGCAGGGTACGTTCACACTTTCCAATGTGCTGATACGATTCCGAGCTTCACAACGAAAATTGGCATCACCGACTTTGCTAGTATGCTGCGCACTTTAACAGGGGTCCTCTTGGACACTTTGACTTTCAAGAGTGAATACCTGAAGGGCCTCGACGTCACCGCTAAACTCATTGGCTTTAATGCTGAAACAAAAGGTGCCATTGGCAACCCAGACGTCAGTGCCTTGAACCCATTCGTCTTTGCCCAGGGCGTCTACAAGACCGGTGGTACTCCTCGTGCTTATCTTCACGGCTTCACCTTGAACGTTGCAAACAACATTCCCGCGGACAAATGGTTCAACAAGGTGCATGTGGGTAAAAGAAAAGTGGATGGTACAATCACCCTGGTCTTCGACGAAACTACTGAATACGACAGGTTCCTCACTGGCGATCCGTTCTCTCTGGACATAGCCTTCACGGGCGCATTGATTGGCGGTAGCACCTACTATTACCTACGCTTCTACCTGCCCGTATGCGTGTTCCTCAAAGACGTTACGCCCCACATCAACAAGCGTGAAATGTGCATCATCGACGCACCCTTCCAAGCCTTCTACGACCCCACCTACACCGAGCTTCAAATTGAACTCTTGAACGCTACTGACTCATATCCTGACCCGTAGTATTAGGGTGAGCTCTTGGAAACCGTGAAGATTAACGGCCACGACTACTCCGTGTCTATCCTTCCCTTGGACATGACTCCATACACTATGCTCTACTCTGACCTTGTGAGGCAGAAGCCGAAGGACATCGCTGAAGTTAAGCAGATACAAGAGAAGCTCAAGGAAATCATCAAAGCAGTTTTAGACGCGACCGTGAAGGAGCCCCGGCAGGCAGGCGACGACGTCGAATTGTTTTCCCACGTGACTTCAATGACGGCTAGGAAAATACGAGAGCAAGAAAAGCTTTTTCGTGAACCTCAAGAATCCAGCGATACGAAAAGCAGCTGAGTTAGCGCTTCTTCTGGGCAAGAGGCCAACGCAACTACTACGGTTGAACATTGACCCCACAGTAGCTCTTCATCTTGACCATGCCATTCTCACCGCGTACCTCGAAGACCTGAAGAAGAAAAAGAGCCCCGGCGACGACGAAAGAATTGACGCTATGAAACAAATGAAGGAGGACCTCAAACAACGTCTTGGCAAGAAATAGGCATAGAATTCAAAGTAGCGGGCGTCGAAGATGTGAACGATGCCTTTTCTACTATCGGCGATCAGGCTTCAGAATGTAGCGGAGTTGTTGGATCTGCCTATGGTCAAATGGCATCTAATGCTGAAGAGTTCGCTGGAAGACAAGCAACCGCTTCTTCCAACGTGGTTGACTCCGTTGAAAACGTAAACATAAGCTATCGCAGCGCCATCACAAGTTCAGCCAGGATGATTGGTCAAAGCATGGCCATCGGCCTTGTGCTGGATCAGGTTGCTAGCGGACACATGGACGTGGGTAGAGCCGCACTTCTTCTCAGCACCCACCTTTTGTATGAAGCTGCTTCCATCTACACTCTATACACGAGATACGGAGCTCTGCTTGCTGCTAAAGCCTCTGCCATAGCCTCTAACATTGCTGAAACAGCCTCGACGGCCGCACACACCGTCGCTGAAGGCGCAAGAGCAGCCGCTCTTGGAGTATCAAACACGGTTCATGGAATCGCAGTCGCCATCAAGAGTTCAAGCATCGCTCAGGACGCAGCTTTAGTCGCCGGGGCCATTGCTCACGCGATTGCTGAGGGTGCTCGTCAGGCCGGTCTTTGGGCTTCAGTCATCGCCGAGAATGCTTTGGCTCTGGCTTCTGGAATTGCCAATGCCATAGGGTCCATGGGCATCGCAGTTCCCATCATGCTCGCCGCAGCATCTGCTATTACCGTGGGCGTCTTGGCAGCCACGGGCCGTATTCCAACTCATGGAAAAGGCGGCCTTGTCTCTCGCAAGAGCATCACTTGGGTAGCAGAGGAAGAACCTGAACTCATCATCCCAATTTCTCGTTTCAACGAATTCGTTGTAGATTCTTCTCAAAGAATCAACATTCTACGGTCCGTTGGAGTGCGTGAAACCGAGTCTTTACCGGCCTTCGGGCAAGGTGGCTTGGTATATGAGCCCACAGTTGCTCTTGTCGCCGAGAGAGAACCCGAAATCATCTCTCCCATATCCCGATTCAACGAGCTAGTAACAGAAGCTTCGATTACTCGCTTAAACGAGTTCACAACTAGTTCATCACGCATCAGCGAGAACATTCTAGGCTTAACCCAATTTGAACATCAACTCACAATCATCCACTCAACCCTACAAGAACCTCCACTCCCCCTAGCTTCAGGCGGCATCGTCACTTATCCAACCGTGGCTCTAGTTGCGGAACACGAACCCGAAGCAGTCATCCCCATTTCCCGCTTCCACGAATTCGTAACCGAGAAGATTCGTGATCTCACATTCGCCGTCTCTTACGCTATGCCACACCTCGACGTTCAAGTTCCCAGCATCATAGCCCAAGGCGTAGCAGCGACCGCTGCGGGAGCTGAGGGACTCGGCCTTTACAAGAAATCTTCTCCCCTCGAATTTCTAACGGGCCCTCTTGCAGGAGAGCGCACAACAGAATCAAAAACGATTAACATCTACATTCAAAGCCCCTCTTTCCGCACAAGAGGCGACATGGACGCTTTTATCGATCGCTTAAAAAGGATGGGAGTAGCTTAGAATGACCACTTTAACCTTCGACAAAAAATACTTCCTGTCTGATTTCGTCAACTCAATATCCACGGATTCAACCAGTCTGCAAGACGACATTTACGCGAGCCAAGCATTCACATTAGCTGAAGAACGAACTGTACTAGCGATTTATTCACCTCACAACAACCTTGGAACCCTAACTGACTATTATGGAACACAGTTCGCTTTGAGCATCGACGGAGTAGACCGAGCTAACACCTGGCAGGCTGCCGGTGCAGCAGGCAACATCTTTTCAGCCCGAGCCACTGTCTTTTGGATCGGAACCATGGCCGCGGGCCCTCACACGATTAAGGGGCGCTTCGCGTCTGAAGGCAATACTTACGCAGTTATAGATAATAGGACGCTCCTGGTTCTGATTTTAAAAGGAGACGCTTTCGAATACCTTGACACGTCCCAACTCGAAACCACGACAAGTTCAAGCTTCATGGATGATCCCGACGCTTTAATCACGATAACTCCAGAAGAAACTTGCGTAGGTTTGGTTCTGTATGGTACAACCGTGATTCCCGCTGACTATGCTAGCGAATCTTTTCGCGGGAGAGCTATAGGCATAAAAATAAATGACTCTGACTACGGACAGTGTGAAACATACAACTTCACTGACGGAACGCATGACATGGATAGTTCGTTCACACTTCACGCTTTAGGTCTTTCAGCATCACTAACAACCGTCAAGGGACGGTTCCTATCTCCGTCTGGAACGGGCACCGTAGCAATCAGTCGAAGACAATTAGGCATTCTACTCTTCGACGCATCCGCATCGTTAGATATCATAACATCGACGACTCAAGTGAGCACCGACTCCACAAGCCTCGTAGACGATACAGAAGCCACAATAATAAGGTCAACAGACATTCGCGAATTGTTAGTGTTAGCGGTGGGAACCAAACGAGTCGGAACCATAGGTACATCAGCAGGACAATGTTATGGAATCATGATCGACTCCGTAGACAAGTCTCACTCTCGAGGTGGCCCCGATGTGAACAGTTACGGGGACAGCGAATCTGCCGTTTGGATGGAAACAACGTCGGCAGGATCACACACGGTTAAAGGACGCTTCTCATTAAATTCTCCTTACGGCACAGCAAAAATAGACGCGAGAATGCTGGTTGCATTATGGCTTCCGACATCCCCAACTGTTTCCATAAATGCGTCTTCACCGTCAATCACGCTGGGTCAATCCGTAGTTTTCACGTCGACGGTCAGCGGAGGATCATCACCCTATACTTATCAATGGTACCTAAACTCCACTCCAGTTTTGGGCGCAACCTCCGACAATTGGACCTACACTCCAGCAGTAACAGGCTCAGACGATGTCTATTTGAAAGTTACAGACAGCGTACCTATCACAGCAGACTCAAATGTTATCACAATAACGGTTTTGCCAGCACCCCTTCTGATGCCACAGTTGCGGGTTGAAATTTATCCTAGACCAGGCTTCGCCGACGACAACTTCCTCAAAGGCTGGTCTCTAGTAACCGCGCCCACTTCCTCATACAGTTCAGACGGAGATCTCGTCACAATAAACGTGGGAGACCAAGCTTATGGTCTAATAGAAAAAGACCTTCCTGGGCCCCTATCAACTAATACTTATCCAAGAATCCAATTTAGAGTCTCAGAGAACAACGGAACATTTTACGTTTACCTCTACGACGGCGTAGCCCTATCATGGACAATCATATCTTCAGGCTCCGACTTAGGCCTAAAAGACATTGCCATACCAGCCGGTATCTACACTAAAATCCGGATAGGTGGAAGATTCAACGACACAACAGTCAAGTTCGACTACGTCTTCATCTCCAAAGCCGCCATGTCCATCCCCACAGACGATGAGGACGTTATCAACGACGTAACCATCACGTTGCCCCTCCTAGAAAACGGCGTGAGCGGAGCTGAACTAACGTTTCCAAACCTCAGCGGAGAATACACTTCTATCATCTCTAGCTTCGACAGAATCATCATTTATCTTTGGCGCGAAAACGACACTATGAAGAAAGTGTTCGGGGGCGGGATCACCGACGTCTTGCCATCTGGCAGCGAGAAACAAGGCGACTTCTACATCAAACTTACCTGCATGGACTTGGGAAATCAACTTCACGCCCCAGACGGAGCAACACTCTTTCAAGAGATTTACGTGGCCGAAAACGGTAGAACAATCATAAAAGACATCATCGACGCTTCATGCTCAAAGCTGACACGAGACTTCGTGGACGTCGGCGAAGAACTAGAATCAACACATGATCTAAACCTTGATGAGATAATCCCTTACGGAACAATAAACGAGGTCTGCAAGAAGGCAACAACGGCAGGCGGGGTGATCGGATTTGATTCTTACGTTGACCCCGCCGGTAACGTGCATGTCTTCAAACGCAACAAGTACACTTCAGCAGTGGATATAAGCGAGTTTCTCGACTACGAACATCCAATAGACAGTCACCAAATCAGAAACAGAATAAAAGTTTATGGGCTGTTAAACTATTTTCATCCGTCGGATGATAGTTGGACAGAGTCGACAACAGACTGGACGGGCGATGCCATAGACTTATCGCCCTACAAACAAGTAGGCACCTACAGCATTGAAGGCTCTAAAGCTGGATCGGAGGAGAATAGGACATCTCTTGAGATGATCCGCTCTAATCTGGGCGGCGTAGATTGTGGGGAATTCAGAGATCAATATCAGAAGCTGAAGTTTCAGTTTGCATGGTCCAACGTCGTCACTTATGAGCCTCCTGTCTACTATGATCCTTGGTACATGGAGGTTTACCTCTATCATTCGGACACGCACTACGTTATGGCAACCGTGCAAGGCTTTCCAAAAATAGAACAGTGGCAGACAGTTGAACTTCCACTAGGCAGAGATGAGACAGCAGCAGATTACAGCAAAACATGGAAGTCATGGGGCGATTGGGAACCTGACGATTGGGAATCCATCGTGAAAATCAAATTTGTAATCTGGTGGGAGCAAATCCCCGGCGGCTACGGATACCTCTGGATCGACGACCTGCGTTTTGTCAGGCGATTTGTGGGTCTAGCATTTGACTCTGTGAGCATCGCCAAATATGGAGACCGGTGGGCTGAACCTCAAGAGGATGATGAACTCGCCAGTGATGATGAATGCGTTAAAAAAGCTCAGAGTCTCATCGACTTTCTTTCGGAGGATCTTGAGAGCCTCTCGATAACGGTAGATGGGGACAACAGGTTCACGCAGGGAGACAAGCAACGAGTCGTAATAGCCAACGACAGCATCGACGCTTACTACAGAATCTTAGAAGTGAAGCACACAGTCACCGGACCGACTTGGCTCTCCATCCTAAAGTTGGCTAATTCCCCAAAAATGATAGACTACATCACAGCATCCGCGGGAGGCCCTCGAAACGCAGGCTGCACAGTCGTTGTTCCACGCGATTTCACAACATTACGTGAAGCCGTCAATGCCGTTGTCATCTAATGATGGGATGAACTATGCGCTACTCTTCTTTTTCTGGTTTTGGATTGTTCCCCACAACTTTTCAATCTCATCACCGTAGAGATGTTCAAGTTCATCCATTCGTTGCTCGTCATCGTAAAGCCAATACGCCATCAAAACGCCGCAGACGGCAATGAGGATCTGAAAAGCGAAGAGTCCCTTTTGCCAATCTGACACATATTTCCAATCAGCAGAGGGAATGCCCCCGACAGCCACTGCAATCAGGAATAATGCTATAACGTAAACGGCAAGTACATGTCTTCTTAAATTCATAGTGTTTTGCACTGTTCATAGTTTCGCTTTCATCATTTAAAAAGTTCGTGGTTAAGAATGGACAAACAGGTCAGGATTCAGGGCGGCGGTACGGAAGGCGAAGAGTGGACGCGATGCACCCAGAAAGTCATGCCTACTGATCCTTGGTGGCGTCATTTTCCAAAGCCCAAAGTTTTTATCACGTTGCAGGAGGCAATGAATGACATCTCGTAAAAAACAGCATAAAGACTCCGTGACCGTGAGTCAAAACCCCATAGACCATGCTGACTATCGAAGCTTGAAAGAAGCCATGAAGCACACGAATCCCGGCGGCTACATCTTCTGCTACGAGGGCACTCACCCGATAGACACGATAAAAGCGAGCGTGATAGTTGAAGGAGCCTCTGACGCGGTCATACTGCGTCCGACTGGCGATCCAGAAACGAACTACGTCATGATGGAAAACCTTTCATGGCTCAAAAACGTGCGTGTCAAAGACAAGCTAAGTTATGACAACCCGTTTACTTCATGGGACTCTGGACACGACCACGAAAGGTACATTGGGCTTACCTGCAACTACAGCGGTACTTCTCAATACGCTGAAAGCTTCACCTTCAACATCCAGGACCGCTTCCAATTCCTCTACGCAAATCCCCCACATGAACAACGCACCGTCACGAATGACAACAACGCCGTAATGCTTAACGTCTTGGCCAGGCCTGCGACTTGTCCTGCCCCGAGCAATCCAGGAGAGTATGGCGGTGCCTGGAACGCTATAACCGCCGAGATCGTGGGCGGAAATCATCCGGACATGGTTGGCTTTCTAGTTGCCGGATATTTTGCCGCAAGAACAGACCACACGAAGGCCCGAATATGGGGGCTGAACCCGCTGATAAGCCTTACTGCAGACGCAGATATGGCGTGTGACGGGATCTGCGTTGAAATTGACCTTAATAATGAGCTTGCAGACGGGAAAGGACAAGGCCTAACCATCGAGGGAACAGGGGTTCATAATCCCAACCACGCAATCTGGGTGAAACGAGCCCAAGGACTATGGGAATATGGATTAAGGTTCGACCAGATCAAGTATATGGGCATCGACTTCAGAGGTGCCTATCAATACGCTCCTATAGGATGGACTCCCGCCGCTGACACTAACGATCCATTCATCTACGCCGCAAATGCTCTTGGAACTAAAACCCTGTTTGAACTAAGAAAAGGGACAATAACGCTTAATCGCCCCGCAGGAGGCTACTCAGAACCGTTCATTTGGCTACTGAACAACGACACAGAAGTTTTCAAAATAGGAAATACGGGTCAAGTCATTCTTGAGGCCACCTCTGACCCTCTATACTGGAAGCCGACTGACGACGATAACGACGTTTTCTGCTACGTGCCTAACATAGCAGCTACAAAAACCCTTCTGGAAATAAGAAAAGGAACCATCAGGATAAACCAGCTTGACGCTTGGACCGATGAATTCATTCTTCTTCGTCACAATGATACAGATATCTTTTCGCTGTGGAGTGATGGTTCAATATATTTTCAGACAGACGTTCAATTGCACAGGGGCGCAGCAAACGTCTTAGAAACGCCTGACCAGTTCAAGGCATTAGACGGCCTAGTTACTAAATCAAAAGCAGGTACGATAAGTGATGCCGATTTTGTGGTTCCAACCGTTGGGTTGCTCGCAATAGACACGACGAACAAGCGCATCTACTTCAGAACAGGTTCGGCAGCATGGAGTTATGTCGCCTCTTCAATTGATGACCCCTTTATCTCAGGCACACATTTACCCAAAGCAACTCTCACACACGATCTAGGCTCAATTGACTTCAGGTGGAACTACATTTTCACCCATGGATTATTCGCCACGAGTGGAGTAAACGCCGCATTCTACGACCTCGGCAAGTCTCAAATCGTCGCCGCTGACGGCTCCGTGCGAGCATCCTACTTGAAGATCGGAGGCGTCACCGTCATCGAGTCTGACCGCGTGCTCCACTACGTGACTGCAAACGCGGCCATTTTGACCGCTGGAACGTTGCTAAGAGAAAGATTAGACGGCATGTCTGGAACGGTGAGTAATCCCACGTCTATAACTATTGATCACGGATTAGTGACTGCTTGTTCATAGGGGAGGTGAAAAAATGGCAGTAACAGGACCGCAAGGGCAGGGGCGACCTGCTGAAGCGCAAAAACAGTATTGGCTACGAAGAGTTCGAGAGGCGCTCACGCAACTTCAAATCCAATACGTAAAACCAATTACGGATTTGACTGAGGCCGTTGAGAATCTTCTCAACGCCATCGAGCAGGCGCGCATGATTGAACAGAGGGAAATGATGGAAAGAATGAAGAAGCAAGACGAGAAAGGCAAGAGCCCCAAGCCGTCTTAAGAGGCGAACCGCCATCTTCGGAAAAGGAGCTAGGCCTTTCTGGCCGCGAATGCCCTGTTCTCCTCTTTGCGGCAAAACGACTCAGATGCGGCGTCCTCACATGACTTGTTTTTGGTGTCGAATTCGTCCCTACTATGTCAAACACCTCTGGAAGAAGGGCTGGACGAGGAACAGTTACACGAAAATGATTCTTCCTCCGCACTATGAGAGGCGCATCATCATCCTAAAGGACATCGACTGCAAGTTCACCGGCTTCAAATACACCTTCACTAAGGGAAGCGCCTACGTTCTCTACGTGGATCTAGACCGACGCTTATCCACTATCAAAAACATCTTCTTAGACCGCCTCTTTCCCCGACTTGAAGGCGAACGACATCAGACTCAATCTTTTCTCTCTCATACGATGATTCTCTTTCGCAAGTACATTTTAACTATCTGCGAGGGGCTAGCGAGTTAGGCGCGCGCTTCTCGTTTCACGGTCCACATGTAACCTTTCATTCCCTCATCAGCGATCAGCATGCGGGCAAGGCGGCCTTTCTGGCTTAGTTCCTCTATTCTATTCTCCTCTAGGCTTGGAAGGCCGTCAGGGTCATGCCTGTTTTTGTTGGGCAAGACAATCGTGGCATAAAAACAAAGTGAGGTGAAAAACAAAACGTGTTTGACAACATGCTTCTTCTCGATGTCCTGAAGAATCCTTTGATTATCGGCGCAATACTGGCGCTCATAAGGAACATTGGCGGCTACATCTACAATTGTCTTGAAGCTGGAAAGATCCTGCGCTACAACGGCAAGGACCTTCTGGTAACACTCGGTCTGTGGGAAACCTTCTTCACCCTGTTTATGGGCCTAGGATCTTTCCCACTGGAATACACTACCGTAGTTACCGCGATCATAGAAGCCATTAGAAGTTTCAGAAACGCCGTTACAGGCACAAGCACAGACACAACTGCACCGGCGCCAACGCCGCCATTACCCGCTGTGCCTGAAGACGCTTATCAAGTGAAGGTCGGAGACACCTTCATGATCGCCGACGTCCAAAACCTAATCACGCAAGGATACAAACGCTGGTATTTCCCAGACGGGCACATGTACCAGATAACCGTGCTGTCTGGTGGCCTAGCAATAGGGCAGACAATGACTAGCGCAGGATGGGTGGGAGTGATGCCCGCCGGCTGGCATCCGATTGACACTCATCCAAGTTCCTGACATCGAGAAGTCCTGACGTCAACATCTCCGGCGTTTTAATTGCCAAAAACTCTTTTTTTCCGTTTGGTTTGATGGAAAGGAAATGAAAAAACGAGCGAACCTAAACAGATCGTTTACAACCAGGTCCTGCTTAAGTGGGATGCTGCACACAGCATTCTAGTCATGAATCCAAAACGGCCTCAAGACGGCTATTTCCAGATTTTCATGTTCCCGCCTGGACTGCATAAGGCCGAAGGAACACTATGCTCGGGTCTCTGTGGTCACAAGCTCAAACGGTTTCACTTCAGCTGCTTAAGATGTCGGCTCAGACGCGTGTTTTTTGGGAAAATGAAGAATCCCGTACCCGTCACGCCCTACGTTATTCTCCTGCGCCAGAGCCACTCGAAAGACATGGGAAAAATCATCAAAACATGGCTTACGATCTTGGAGTTTCTCGATAACCTCTGATAATCAGGCCTAACACAACTGTTTTCGTCAGACAAATCAACAGTAAGCGAGAGCCCTGAATACTACCAAGAGCTCAATTATCAGGCCTTCAGCGATTAGGCCTCATTGCAAGGCCGTTGGTAATCAGGCCTAGAAAACAGAATCCACAAGAAACGTGTATCTTTCGAAACAACAAAAAACCCTCTCTACGAAAGCAAAAGGCTATTGTCTCTTGTGGAGAAGTGTTATATTTGTTGTGGTTTTTCTCTCTGTTTTGGG